TTAGCTGCCATACCTACAAACCAACAGACTAGCGCTTCTAGAAATGCTCGTACCACCGCTAAAGAAATGCGGAATACTTTGCTTGAACTTATTGGTAATCCAAATGGTATGGACGACGCAGCTAAAACTGCAATTAGTCAAAATCTCAAAGATGCTAACGCATTTTATAAAGAAACTTTTGATATTACAGAACGGGCTAGAACACAAGCTAAGTCTTTCATGGCTCCATATGATACGGAACCTGGTGCATTTTCTAGAGATATTCTTCTTAAAAATAAATCGGATTCAATAGAAAGTTTGCTAGCCGCCATTGATGAGCAAGAAGCGTATGTCATACAAAGATTGAAAGATGTGCGTGCCAATGACGTGAATCCTGCCGCTATGCAAGGACTTCAGAGTCAGTTTGATGAACTTGTTAAAATCAATATTGCTAGGACACTGCCTGTTAAGCCCGGGGAACCTTCGTCTCCTACAGCAGTCAGGGATTTCTTTGATAATTTTAGTGATGATGAACTTGAATCCTTAGGATACTCGCAAGCTAAGAAAATGGAAGCTATAGGTGAAGCTGAGCAATTAGCTGACCTAGCATCTGGAGATTACGTAAAGGTAGTTGGTAAGGATGCTGCGCTTAGTTCTCCATTCCTAGAAAGATTTAAGGAAGTATTTAATAGTAGTGATATCAATACAAATCTTCGTAAGCTTGTTACGGTGGCCACCGCAGAGACAGCGGGAGCAGGAGGAGTGGAAAATCTTCGTAAAGGATTTTTTGATTATCTTGTTTCTACACAAAGTGGAGTGTTGAGACCTGTAACACAGAATACTCCGTATCAAAGGGTTGGAGATTATTATGTGGACACAGCAGAGCTAGGAAAAATACTTGACACAGCAATGGAGGCTGCGCCTGAGCTTAGACGTATCCTTACGGATGATGACTTTAAAGTTTTAGAACTAATACAAACTTACACGGCCACTATTAATCGCGCTGGACCGGACGCAGGCTCTGCTCTTGCTGGTGCACAGATTATTGGAGAGCTATTTACAGTAGACCCCCAGAAATTCATAGGCGGATTGACACGTCTTGCGTCTCAGCAAAGAATATCTCAAATATTCACCAGTGAAAAATTTGTTCGCATGGCGGTGGGGTTAGGCTCTGCAAAAGATGCAGGAGGATTTGCAGACACCGCAAAGACTTACTTCTTTGGTAAAGGTGCCGTTGGTGCCGCTATAGCAAATATAGCCACAGGGGAGTCTCCAGAAGCGGCACAAACTAGACAAATGCTTGAGGAATCAAACGCTTCCATGAGTCCTAATGCTGCCGCTTACCTGAAACAATTTAAGACTAATTAAGAGTCTTCACAACTTCCATATCTTCGATGCGCGTCCATGCTTGATTAGCTGCGACGCGCATTTTTTGTGTGCAATCTCTGACGTAGTCAAAGCTCTCTTGACTAATCTTTACGTCATTCTTGCCTAGAACAGGGATGCTGTGCATCTCAACCATGTCCTCCATGACCTCATCCCAAGTGTATTCACTAAACGATGCTTCGCAGTCATCTGCGGAGGATATGGTGATGCCGATACCTTGCTTAGTAACGGCGATGTGAACATCAAGTTCACTGAGTACAGACAGAACTTTCGTCGCTGACATCTTCTTTCCTTTGAAAAGCCTTAATCACATCCGTTGAAAACAACTTCTGTATATTGAGTAGATACATACGGGAGGCAAAGTTATCGCCGCCCTTGACAGACTTCTTGTAGTCTAGGTTGTTGATGATGCGCCGCAGGGACTCAACATCAAACACCAGAGTGGCAAACGTATCGTCTCCGATACAGAGATTGTGGAACCAGTAGTCTGCTTGCGTAGCTGCGATGCCACTTGGCTTACCATAGCACTCGTATTCGATAGCTATGTTGCCGGTGCGCATCCACATATCACGCTCCGACTTCACCTCAATCTTCTTGTCTTGTAGCATCTCTGCAATACGTTGCTCGCGCACCTTGCCGTATTGCAGGTCGATGTCAAACTTCTTTCTGTCCCTGAGGGACGGCTCAAGATTTTCCATTTAATCTTTCCAGGTTTTGGAAGTAGCTAGAGTTGTATCCTCGTTGCCACTCCTTGCCACGAAAAGACGTTGCAGAATAAGGGTTAGCTAAAGCAAAATACTTATCTTTCTTCTTTTCGTACTTATAAAAAGCCTTACGACCCTCGTGGTAGAATCGTTCTGTGGCATCGCGCATGATAAATGCTCCTACGCACTGATATCCACAATCTCGCAGCTGTCAGCTGTACAAGCCATCGTCTGCATAGAGACTGTATTGTCCTCTTTCTCGTAATCACTTAGTATCTTCCAATCAATGTGAAGAGGCATTTTTTTCGCACATTCAAAATAATGAGCTTCTGTGCAGTCCTGATATGGAGCCTGTTCATACACGTGGTCGTTACGCGGCAAGAACGACAAGCCAGAGGCAATGTCAAAGTTCTTGTAAATCCATCCACCGACCTCAAGCCACTCGTCGTCGCTCACAGATACAGTAATGGACGGCTTATGCTCACACCAGCTGTTAGCGTATATTTTCCAGAACTCCAGCTGTTCAATAGCTGTTAGGTCATCACGCGTAATACACTTGTCTGGCGATTTGACAGGGAAGCTGAACACTGTGTTGTTTTTGCTCCACTTGTCATCTTCGCACGGTATGCCGCTGTCCATCATAAAGCGTGTGAGCGGGTCTTTTTTGTCGCCCCGCACTGTACGGATGTAATACTTGCTGTGTCGTGCATGGATACCCGACGCAGAGTCAGTAAGCTGTGAAACTGTGCCAGAAGGCTTAACGCAAGTTATAGCGGTGGACCTATTAATCTTAAGTTCGTCCGCAAGCATAGCGTTGGTTTCTACGGCCACAGCACGTAGCTCTTCCAGTATCGGCGCAATATTATTACCGTAGTCGTTACTAGTGCCGTTGAGGATGGCATTGTCCATAATACCAGTCATGGACACACCAAGAAGTCGCTCTTCTTCCGTGTTCTTGCCCCAGATGCGGCGCAAGTATGGGAAGTTTGTGAGCGTAGACTGCCATGTACCAATGATTGTGGCGATGCGAACCTTGTTACGCAAGGACTCAACAGTATCGCTACCCCGCACAATAATCTCTGACAGGTTACAGAACTGATATGGGCGTAATATAATTTCACTACAAGGGTTCGTACCGAAACTATGTTGCGAATCGCGCCGTCCGTTTTCTTCTGCCTTCTTCTGTGCTGCACCTCGGTAGAACATACCACGCTCACCGGTGCCCGATTGCGCGAGAGACAGCCATTCACGCATGAAAGTCTGCATATCTGGCTTATCTGTGTACGCTACAGAGTTGTTTGCCATCTGCCGCTGTGGGTCAGTGTCCCAGAATGCACCCACTTTTGCGTGACGCATCCGGTCATCAGACAAGTTTGACAGGCTAATCATAGCAGAGCGACGTACGCCGCCTGATACAACAACCTCACCCACTTTGCACATGATGTCATGGCACTCTAGGCTCGTCAGACTACGGCCAGCTGCCTTCTTAAATGTATCGACTGTGAACCGGAACAATTCTTCCAGCGGCCCGGGACCACTAGCACGACCACCAAAGGTCTTCAGTGCCGAACCAGCAGGACGAACTTTGCTCATATCCCACTTCGGCACCTCGCCTGTCCACAGCAGTGCAAGCAATTTACGGAATGCTTTCGCCCATCCTTCTTTGCTATCGCGCACCACGATGACTTCTTCGGCGTCGAACATCAGTTCGGGTACCTCCGGCAATTTATTTATGTATTGCCGCTCCACAGAGAAGCCTACACCGGTCCCGCACATCAAGATGTACATAGCCTCGTCAAAAGCCTTAGGGTCGTCTACGGGCAAATAAGAGCAGTTATAGCCAGCTGTATTGTCACGCTCCAGCGCCTTGCCAGATGTCATCATAGCTCGCATAGACGGCATAACTTCAGAGTGCAGGATAGCTGCACGAACATCTTCGTACACATCCCGTGGGATAACGTAGTTGTGCCTCTCCGCAAGATGATTATTCATGTACGTCATATAACGATTAACAGTCTCATGCCACTCTTCGCGGCGACCTTCATCTTCCAACCACCGTGCGTAACGAGACTTGTGAATAAATTGTTGATAATAAGTTGGTAGGGTGACGTTGCTCATCATGCCTCCAAATATTTCTTAATAATATCAAGACGGTCCTGATGGACAGCTATCTTATCCATTTCTGCTTGTATGGCTTCTAGGATATCAGAGTGCTCTCCGATACCTGCAGGATTCTCTAAGTACACCTCAATATTTGCTAGATGCAATTCTAAATTGCCTTCTGCGTGTGCCTGTAATGCGTCTAATATTCTACCCTTCATTCGTTTGTCCTCACTGTTATCCTAACAGGTTCAATACCTTCAATATCATACAACAAGTCTTCTACATAATCTTCAACGATATCTGAGACTTCGTCAATGTCAACGCTAAATTCTTCTAAATCTATTCTAGCGGCAATTGTGATATTAGCTCGTATTTTTGTCCTGCTCATTTTCTAGTACCAAAATTAAACGGTCCAAATAGAACCGCGCTTTCTGCAAGTCCTCAACGGGCTTGCCCTTGTAACGATACCGCCACAAGTATTTAATAATATTACCCTGTAGATAATATTGATAGCCATCGCCAGTGGCGGCTTGGATAGCATCCAAGCACTCTATGCCACTGGTGTTGTAATGAGATGGGCTGTTTACTGCATCTTCTTTCATGCGGCGCCTCATATATGCTTCATGTCGTTCTTGCATGTTAGTCACAGGAGCTAAGCCGAGACATTGTCGCTACATACACACCGCTGTCTTCTCGTGCTTTAGACAGAATGCGAGTGTCATACCCAAGTGGTGGATAAGATTGCTTGTAGTTCTCAATCTTCTCCTGCAGCTCTTCGTCAGTGTTAGCCCTAATTACGTATTTTATGTCCTTAGCCATTGTAGGCCATCCTTTCTACTATGCCGATAACGGCGTGATATGCAATCCATCCAAGAACAAGTAAACATACTGCTCTGATTACATTGTCCATCATAGGGTCTTTGGCGGGGTCTTTCTCCATCCAACAAGTCAACCACTTGTTCATACGTGTGTCATCCTTATAGCCGTTCCAATCTGTTGTGCAATCTGAGGAACTATAGCATTGCCTAGTCCTTTAAGTCTGTCCACCCTTTTGGGTACCCCATTAGCCACTCTACCCACGTTGGGTTCAACGTCCCAGTCCCACTCTGGCGCACCTCTGGATGATTCCCGAGCATTTTCTGCATCTTGTCGCCCGGCTGTCCCGCCTTGTGCTCGCTGGCTGACGGTGTCGGCCACATCTTCACTGCTGCGCACAGGTACTTCCTGTCCTGCATATGTGTGTGACTCTTGCTCCCCACTGGGCCGCAGTCCTTGTACTCCGACGCTCTCGGTGTCGGCCACATCCGAACCTGGTCCGCTAAGTTGGCTCCAAATTTCAAGTTGGGATTCGTCTTGCTGACTCTCCGTCCCTTCTCGTCCAACTCCCTCGGACCCCCTGTCACATCCGTTGTCCTCGGTGTAGCCCACAATCCAGAGTCTGTCTCGTCTGTGGGGAGCGCCGACGCCGCAAGCTGGAACAATAAACGTCCTTGTGGTGTAGCCTTCGGTTTCCAAGTCAGTGAGCACTGTGTCGAGTCCCAAGCTGACGTGACCATAAACGTTTTCGAAAACTGTCCAAGTGGGTCTTTTGTGTGCAACAATTTGGCGGATGTACGGCCAGATGTGGCGGTCATCCTGTTCGCCTTGCCTTTTCCCTGCCGACGAGAAGGGCTGACAGGGGTATCCTGCGGTGAGGATATCGCAGTCGGGAATAAGTCTCTCTGCGTCATTTGCTAGTTCCTTTACATCAGAGTGAATAGGGACGTGTGGCCAGTGCTTGCGTAGGACGCTCCTACACCACGGCTCTATGTCGCAAAACAACACAGGAGTCGATAGACCAGCCCATTCAAAGCCGAGGGCAAAGCCCCCGATGCCGCTGCACAAATCTACGTGTCGCATCAGTCATGCTCCCCGCCATTGCCACGGCCTAGTCCACCAAAGTATTGCGGACGCCTGTTGGCGGTTTCGAACACAGCGACAGTGATGAAAATCCCTGCTATCAGGATTGCGTGAACAAGTGCGCTAACTCCAAATACAAAGATAGACCCCATGTACATGGAAAATATGATACACCACATCCAAGCTAATACTTGCATGATTAGATGTCGTGTATTCACATCCGGTATCTTGCTCAATGGATTATGTTTAGAATCCATCAACAGATGCCAACTGCTATGAATGAACTTCATCATAGTCTCCTTAGTGTTGTGTGATTACAAGTTCGTTATCTCCAAAGCTTTCACGTCCCATATCCAACACAGCATCCATATCCTGTGTTGCGTGGAACGCCATACCACGAGTCAGAAGCGCGTAAAATAGCACATCTTCCTCGTCTAGTTCATCATCGGGACGATGATAAATCTCTATTTCAAAGCCCTTATCTTCGCCTTTCTCATGGCGAATAATAACAGCAGAGTCTCCAGGATTAAGTTTTACTTCGTCTTGCATGATATCATCCTTATGAAATGCTCTGCATCTACTACAGCAAGAGGCTTCTTATGGTTCATTTTTATGACCAATAAAGGCTCGCCACCAGACTCATGTCCAGTGGCTTGCTCATAGTAATTATATAATGTTGTCATCCGCTCAGTGTTCTTACATTCTATATCATATGAGAACCTTGTAAAAGCGGCCGTAGACAACTGTACATCGACGCCATTGACCCCCATCGGGGTGGACCTCACGTCTAGTGGCGTAAGCCCCTTGAAGACGCTCAGAAGCTGTTCAACTACCCACTGTTGTAGCTTCCGGCCCTTGGCTTTCGCTGACCTCGGGGACATCCGCTTCTTCGGCGAGGACTCCGTAGATTTTACCCGTTGGGAAGACGAAGGTTTTGCCTTGCGACCAGAGACACGCGAACGGCGCACCTTCGTTAAGCTCTTCGATGAACTCTGCCGCTTCTTCTGCGGTGACTTGGATGTACTTCGTTGACGAGTCGTTAGGTGCTGCCTCATACGTTATCGCTAGCCTCACGTTCGCGCCATTCGTCTGTGATATAGGTGTACCAGACGAACTTGGGGTTTTTCCCCTTACTCGGGAGTTGTCGCTTGAATTCCAAGTTTGCCCAGCATTCGTGCTTGTAGTCGCACCACGAGCACTCCACTCCCAAGGTTCGATTCCCAGTCTCCTTCTTATAAAAGACTTCGGGAATGTCAGAAAATTGTCGTTGAAACGGTTTCGATACATCAGTGGCCACAATGGACTTACGTATCTTCGCATTGACTTCCTCCTTCTCGTCGTCAGTATCTGCGGCATCTGCGAAGGCAATTTCGCCGGTTGACTTGTTTAGTGCAATCCAACCTTTAAACGGCTTACCCGCCGCCATGCCATACCCTAAGCCCTGTGCTATGTATCCAAACGAGTCACTGGACTTAATTCTTTCAAAAGCATTGTCCGCGTTGAACTTGTGTTCGAACGCAAACGGTGACGCAGTCTTTATATCGTAAATGCCATCATCTAATTCGATATCATATTCACCATTGATGGTTGTGCCATCAATGTCGTAGCTAACTTTGCCATGCTTAGATTTGATTTCTATACCCGCAGCTTCGATAAGTGCCATCAAAGCGGCTTCCATAACATCACCCATAATCATACGCATTTTAAAGTCGTATGTTTTAGGTTCTGCCTCTACACCTTTCGCTTGCATATGTAACTGACAAGATGGTCTGCCTATGTTGCTCATACGTAAGGAAAATTCTCTGTCTTCTTTGACAAAGTGTTTTTCTAATGCGTTACGAGCGGCTTCTGCAAATTCATCAAGGATGTGAGGGGGCATTTCTACCCCCTCACGAGCCGCCTTAGAAAGGAACGAAAGAAGGCGGCTATGCTTTACATTCATGCTCTTGCGAGGTCCGGTATGTCATCGTTGAGAGCGTCGTCCATAGTAACCTCTTGCGGTTCTACGTCGACCACCGTGCCCTGCAACCTTAGTGCTTTGTCGTATTCAGCCATGACCTGCTTGTTCTCCCTGTCGATATAATCAACGAACGATTGAAGCAGTTCTTGGTCTTCGGCACCAAAGTCCAATGGGCCATTCCCGACTTCAAAATCTGCAACATAATATACGAGACCACCGTTTTTCTGCTTTGTCAACGATGCTGACAAATCATAAAAGATAAATGGTTTCTTCTGTGCAGATAGCGCATCCAATGGCTTGGATATAGGCATGAAATTAGAGCCACGTGCTCGCCACAGAACCGGCGAGCTTGTAAACTCAACCGACTCCCCCTTGGCATTCACTGCATCATGAAACGTAACCTTACCAAACATCATACGGAAGCACTTGATATTCTTCTGCCTCAGTGCTTGTTCGGCGGTCAGCGAATCACGTTGGCTCGCTGGTACAGACCCACAGCGGAAAGTCCCCACGGTATCAGGAATCTCAGTCTGCGGGTACAGGTTGTTAGCCATGATTGACTTCGACACCATTTCATTCGCCTCTGCATCATAATGCAGATATTGGTAGCGCTGAATGAACAGCTGAAAGTCCATCGTTTTGGCATAGATTGCCCCGTTGGGAGAGTTCACAAAGAACGAACCCGCAGGGATTGAATTGCCGTTGTCATCCTCATGGTCACGGTTAATCTTAAGGATGTCCAACGACGGGGTATTGCTCGACGGCATATCTTGGCCGATAATTTGAGCAATCTGGTCAAACGTTGTCGTGTTTGAGACGGTAGGTAATGAATCCATTACACACTCCTTCTAGTAAGAGTCCAATTTATAACACAAGTCAAGCTGTTATGCAAACGAAAAATCTGACATATCCAACCAGTTCTTGCCTATCTCAACATCTACATCAAGCGGGACTCGCCACTTTATATTGTAGACGTTCTCAAATACCTTATCGACACCGGTCATAGCATCGTAGGTAATCTTAGCGACCTTTTCTTCTTCGCCTGGGTACACATCCAAGACTATCGAATCGTGTACTGTATTGATAACAATAGACTTACACTCTTGATTTCTAAGTTCATCGTGCAACGAAATAAGAGCGAGCGGCACCACGCAACCCCCTGCCAGACCTTGTACAGGATAATTCTTGATTGCGGGGGCGTTGGAGACAGCGCCAGAAGCAAGGCGTTTAACATCAGGAAAAGCAAATTGCTGACCTGTATACAGGCTAACACAATTGTGCGTAACAGCCTCAGTCTGAAGGCTCTCATGCCATTTGCCAAGCGCCGGATACTTTTCAACAAACGCTTTGTAATATTCCATCTCGTTGGGGGTTCCTTGCGTCCCCCCGTAGAGTGGCTTAAATGTGTGCGCTTTCGCTGCAGTTCTCTCATCTTTTGTAACATCAGCCTCTCCTTTTCCGAAGATGACAGACGCTGTGTATTTGTGAACATCGACGCCCTCCAAGATGTCGTTGAGCATTTTATCATCGCCGCACAGCTGTGCCGCTACACGAAACTCTAGCTGACTGTAGTCAGCCTGTAAGATGGACCCGTTTTCAAACCGCGACACCACCACTGCACGTACAGGGAAAGTATTGCCGCGTGGCTGGTTCTGGAAGTTCGGGTCAGAAGATGACAAGCGCGTCGTTCTTGTGACGCACTGGTTGAATTTAGGGTGTAGAATTCCATTCTGCTTTACGTTGCGCTGAATGCCACCAACAAAGCTGGACAGATACACCTCAACCGCATTTAGCCGGATAGACGACTTAAGAAACTTAACAGCGTTATCGTTGCCCTTGTGAACGGCGGCGTTATATAAACGGACCAACGTGGTCTTATCAGTAGCAAACCCGCTAGCAGATACATCCATGATGCTGGATGGGTTCATTGTGAGTCCGCCGATTTTAGGCAAAGGCACCTGCACGAACCCTGCACCGCCGCACGTCTTGCACTTGGTAGTGTTCTTCCACGGTGTGCCGTCTTTCTTAATCTTACGGAACTCTCCGCGCCCGTGACAATTCTTACATTGCTCTGCGCGAGTCTTGTGAACTCTCGTGGTCAGGCTCTTGACCTTGTGAGCGAACTCCGCGTTAGACATACGGGGGCGTAGCAGAGGCTTGCCCTTCTCGTTCAGCCCTATATTAAAGGTCTCCGCCCACTTCTTCTTGTCAAGCACACGGCGAGAGTAGATAAGCTGACTAAGCTGTTCCGGTGACGCAAAGTTAATCATACGGTCACCCATAACAGCATGGCAGATATCTTCCATACCCATACGAAGCTCGCTACGCTCCTTTTGGTAGTCAGCGCGAACCTCATGCAGTCTCTTGAAATCAATCTTGATACCGTTGCGCTCAATGTGAGCCAACACGATTAGAAACCGATTCATCAAGTCTAGATGTTTACGCATCGGAGCATTGCTATCGCGCGAGTACAACTCCTGCTGCGCGTAGTACAACTCACGTGTGGATATAATGTCAGCGAGACCATATTCTTCGACTACGTCACGTGGCATCGCATCAAAGCCGGTGCCGTTACGCAGGAATTCTTCGACCAGGTCACCCTTCTTACGTGCAACCTTACGCCGGTCACAGCTATCGGCGAGGCTGATGCCCCATTTCTGCCCACGTAATAGAAGGTATTCGCCCAGCATCGTGTCGTAGACAGCACCGTCATATGTGAACCCCGACTCCCACAGCCACACCAAGTCGAACTTAATATTATGGCCGACAAGGATGTCAGTGTTGTGAAGTACCTGTTGTACAGAAAGAAAAGGTGCGCGTGTGTCTACGTCCAGCGTCTCATGGTGGAACCAGTGAAAGCGTGGCTCGCCGTCGTCAACCGCCAGCTGCACGGACACAAGCTGGTTGTCCTTGTGAAACGGCGTAGGGTCACTACGCTTCGTCTCAGGGTTAATTTGAAACATTGTTTCAACGTCAAGAAATGTAATCATGCTGTGTACCTGCTTGTGTCAGTTTCAAGATTACAAACAATATTGCCGTGGAAGCCTGTGAGCTTGTTCTTCGATATTGTGAGATATCGACGCGTATCATTATGGTCGGTGATATCCTGCTTACCAATACCTATAATCAAGTCGGCTTCCGCAGCTTTACCTGTCTTACTATTCTCCATCATAGCATAGGTGACGTTGGTTCTGTTCTCAGCATCGGCCGACGCTTGGCTGATACCAATGCCGAATACATCGTGCCGTTTACAAACTTCACGAAACTTCAAGTAGATTTGACGTAGCTTCTCGTCTGTACGAGCAAAGGTGCCCATGACATCCAGTTTGTCCAGCTGGTCAATGATAACGATGTCAGGCTTGTGACGCTCACAGTATTTGTTCAGCCACTCTACGCTGGCATCAACCTTGTCACGCATTATGATATTAGCTTGAATTTCTGTGAACTTCTGCTTGGCTTGCTCACGGTGCATATACAACTGCTCTTTGCTGAAGCCAGTGTATGCAGACATGGCGCGAATCATAG